GGAGGCGTCGCTGAGCAGATAGCTAAAAAGTTTGTCGGCTACCATGACTACATAAAAGAAACCGCAGAGTTCGGTGTAGACCCTTTGCATTTTTACTTGATGGACCCTAAAGGCATGAAGAAGATGATGCCTGAAACCTTTAAGTTCATGCGCGATATATTCAACAAAAGCTCAATGCCAATTGAGATGCATGCCAATCCTATGATGACAGTAATCGCACTGTTACTCGCAGGCTTCGGCAAAGCATTGTCTGGAGAAGAAGAGGAAGAGAGCCCCCAGGGCGCCCTAGCACCTCAGCCAGGAATGCTTACAACCTAAGGAAAAACCCAATGAAAGTGAGAGCAAGTGATTTGGTGGATGCAATTCGCCAGGTGGAGTTTATTAAGTCGTCAACCGTTTTAAGTCCGGAGCAAAAACAAGTGTTCTATCGAGAGTTGGAAAACAACTTGCCGTTAGTCATTTTCTGTAGCTCATTTCCAAAAATGCGCCAGGTTGCCCAAGACATTTTGAAAGTGGAGATAAAAGATGACAGACCTAAGCCCGCCGAAGCCAAGAGCCCCGCGCAAAAAAGCACCCCCAAAAGCAAAGACCCATCCAAAAAAAGCAACGCCAAAAGAGAATAACTACTTTACCAATCTGATGAAAACGCCTGAAGGACGGGCGCTACGGAAAGAATGGTCTACGAAGAAGCGTAAGAACGGAGGCCGTCCACAGGGCGTTCCGGATGGGCACACGGTGGAATCAATTAAGCCAGTACGTGAGAAGGCTAAAAGAGACGCAGAGAAGGTAGTCAAGATTATGAGCGAAAAGTACAACATTGAAGATGAGTATCAGAAAGAAGCCCTTAAGACGGCTGTTGAGGTAATGCGAATCGACGGACAAACTCGAGAGAGACTTGCCGCTGCCAGACTGGTACTGGACTTTACCAAAAGTAAGCCAGCGTCAAAATCAGATGTGTCTATTAGCCACGCTGAAGATTTCCTGGCCTCCCTTTTAACAGACGAAGGAGAGAGCGTCGATGAACAAACAGCTGAAGCAGGTCCGGAAGAAACTACTTAACAGCTACAACTTCTACTCCAAATCGGCCCTCAAAATAAGAACCAAAGAGGGCAAAATTAATTCCCTGGTACTAAATTCTGCACAACAAATTCTCGACGAGGCCGTCAATAATCAGATGGCCACTGAAGGGAAAGTACGTGTGATTATCTTGAAAGCGCGTCAGCAGGGTCTAAGCACTTACACTGGTGGCTATCTTTATTTCTCAGTGAGCCAGCGCCCAGCCTGTAAGGCTATGGTGATTACACACCATGCTGACTCGACCAGGGCGCTCTTCGATATGACGAAGAGATTCCACGAGCATTGCCCTGACATCCTGAAGCCGCATACAAAGTATAGCTCAAGACGGGAGATATCATTTGATGTTTTGGACAGTTCCTTTGTGGTTGCAACAGCTGGTGGAGAAAGTATCGGACGGGGTGAAACACTTACCCACGTACATGCCTCCGAGCTGGCCTTCTGGCAGAAGTCTACAGCCCTGGATAACTGGAATGGTCTCACCCAGGCAGTCCCAAATACACCAGGCACGGCTATTTTTGTCGAAAGTACGGCGAACGGTGTCAATGGTATTTTCTATGACCTGTGGCGCGGTGCTGTCAATGGTACTAATGGCTACGTTCCTGTATTTATCCCTTGGTTTACTGGTTTTGAGTATCGTGAAGCTGTTCCAGAGTCTTTTGAAAGAACACCAGACGAAGAGGACCTGGCAGAGAAATATGAACTTGACGATGAACAACTTATGTTCCGTCGTAAAAAGATTGCACAGAACGGTATTGACCTGTTTCGCCAGGAATACCCAAGTGAGCCCGACGAAGCCTTCCTGACAACAGGTCGCCCAGTCTTCAACCCCGAGCAACTATCAGACACCTTGAAAATCACTCGGGACCTCGAAAGCCGCCTGGCACTCGAAGGCGAGGAGTTTACAAATAATGCTCGTGGCGAATTGTTTACTTGGCGACCTCATGTGCCTGGTGAACAGTATGTTATCGGGGCCGATGTTGCTATGGGTGTTCGTGGTGGTGACTACAGTGTTGCCCAGGTACTCGATGGTAAGAAGCGGCAAGTGGCAACCTGGAGAGGCCATGCCCATCCAGATTACTTTGCCCAGGTGCTTTATGCACTAGGTACTTATTACAACGACGCATTTATCTGTGTTGAAAACAACTCTCATGGCATTTTGACATGTACTCGCCTGGGTAAGGACATGGCATATCCAAACTTCTACACCGAGGTACAGCATGACAAGGTCACTGACCGAGAAACTGTCAAGCTTGGATTCTCCACAACTTCAAAGACAAAGCCTTTAATTATTGACCAGCTTCGAGCGGCGATGCGTGAAACCGAAATAGAGCTTAACGACAAAGTGACTATCCGCGAAATGATGACTTATATCGTCACAGAATCCGGAGCAATGCAAGCAGAGTCAGGCTGTTTTGACGACTGCGTAATGTCCCTAGCTTTGGCGAATTATGTTCACGAAGCGGCTTGGGAACCAATTGAAAGCTCCGATGACTATTACATAGAGATGTTATGACATGGCAAAAAAGGAATATAAAAAACTAAGTGACAACAATATCGTCACGCTAGTTGACCAGCAAGTTGGCAGCTCAATTGGATATGCAGATTCAGAGCTAAGCACAGAACGCGCTAAGATTATTGACTATTACAACGGCGTACTTCCAAAGCCTGCTCACGATGGCAACTCTAAGTATGTATCTCTTGATGTTTACGATGCAGTCGAGAGCCTTAAAGCAGCTCTACTTGAAACTTTTTCCAGCGGCTCACGCACTGTTAAGTTCGCCCCGCAAAACGAAGACGATGTTGAGCTGGCAAAGATGTGTACAGAGTACACAGATTATGTGGTACACCGCCAAAATGATATGTTCAGTGTCATGAGCACTTGTATCCATGATTCTTTGATAGCCCGAGCTGGTGTGGTTAAAGTGTTTTGGGAGACTAGCTCAGAGACTGATTATGAAGAATTTGAAGACATCACTGAGTCTGAGCTTGACATGCTTCTGGCCCAGGACAACGTCGAGCTTGTCGACAGTGAAGTCGATGATATTGGGCTTACCTCAGGAACGATTGGCATCGAGCGCGACACCTCTCAAGTTATTATCGAGAATGTGGCGCCCGAAGAGTTCTTAATTGAGAGTCAGGCCAAAAGCCTAGAGACGGTTACTTTCTGTGCCCACCGCACAAAGAAGACATTGTCCGAGTTACGCCTGGAAGGATACTCAGAGAAACTAATCGATAAGATTGGTGACCACACCGATGTTGACTTTGAGACTGACCCAGAGGTCCTGGCACGTTTCGATAACATAGGTAACTTTAGGAATGGCAGCAGCGACCATCAGGACCAGGTACGTTCGGTCATGGTGTATGAGGCCTACATACTCTTAGACGTTGAAGGCACAGGTATTGCTGAGCTTCACAAAGTCATCAAAGCAGGTAATGTACTGCTTGAAAAAGAGAAGGTGAGCCGTAAGCCTTTTGTGACTTTTGTCCCACTGCCTACGCCACACTCTTTCTATGGTAATAACTTCGCAGACAAAGTGGTCGCAACCCAGAATGCGCGTACTGTGTTAACCAGGTCAATCCTGGACCACGCGATGATTACTAATAACCCACGGTACACAGTGGTCAAAGGCTCACTCAGCAACCCCCGCGAACTTATCGACAATCGTCTAGGCGGGATAGTAAACACAACACGTCCAGATGCAATTGCACCAATGCTCCAGGCGCCGTTGAATCCATTTATTTTCCAGACCATTAAGCTGCTTGAAGAGGATATGGAAGACACCACTGGTGTTTCTAAGATGTCACAAGGCCTTAACAAGGACGCAATAAGCAAGCAGAACTCTGCGGCTATGGTCGAGCAGCTGGCGACCATGTCACAGCAGCGTCAGAAGATTATCGCCAGGAACTTTGCAGCCCAGTTTATGAAGCCTCTATTCCACATGGTTTATGACCTGGTGTGCGAAGAAGAAACACAAGAGAGGATGGTTGAGCTAAGCGGTAGTTACGTGGAGTGCGACCCACGCAAATGGAAAGAAAAGCGTGACGTTTCCATTGAGTTACACCTGGGCTACGGCGAGCAGGAAAAAGAAGCTACTAAGTATCTTAACGTCCACACCATGTTGACCAATGACCCTAATTTATCCGTGATGTATCAACAGCCAAATCAATATGAGCTGGCTAAGAAAATCATGGAGCTATCTGGGGTCAAGGAAGTCAGCGCGTACCTAACAAATCCTGAGAACATCGAGCCACCACAGCCTGATAAGAATGCAGAAATGCAAATGCAAATGGCTCAGAAACAACTCGAGCTTCAGGAACGACAGACAGCCCTCGCAGAAATGAAGGCCGAGATGGACATGAAGATTAGCCAAATGAAGATTGAGCTTGAGAAATCCAAGGTCGAAAATCAACACGCTATTCAGAGTGACAACATCGACCTTAAAGAGGAGCAGTTACGTCACAAGAAACTTATCGACCATGCCGAACTTGTGCTTGCACAGCAGGCAGATGAGATTACCGCCATTGCTTCACCGAATGGTTAAATTTGTCTTTTAAGGAGAGACAGTTATGAACGAACAAGAAAGTATGTTGTACCTGGGCAATGCCTCTGAGGAAACCCTCAAAGGTGATGCCTTCAATACTGTGGTTAACGATTTAATCGAAAGTACATTCAGTGCATTCGTTAACAGTGACCCAGGTGAAAATGAAAAAAGAACAGTCGCGTATTACCAGTACAGGGCTCTTCGTGAGGTCGTCGACACTTTGAAACAAAATGTGTCTGTACGCGATGAAATTAATCAACGTAACAAAGCAGAAGAGGAATAGACTATGTCATTAGATAACGTCAATGAAAGTTCCAACACTGGTGCAGCCGAAACTATTGATGACGCTGCGGAAGCAATTCTTGGAATGTGGGAGGACGCTGAAGAGCTATCCGAAGAAAACCAAGAGGCTGAGGTAGAAGCTGCCGACGAGACTGAAGCAGCGGATACTGAAGAAGACGAGAATGAAGAAGACCTAGAATCCGATGAGGACGATGAGGACCCTGATGATGAAGACACCGAAGAAGATGACGAAGAAGCCAGCGAAGAAGACGAAGACGACTCCGAAGAAGTCCAAGTCATCGATGAAGAAAGCCTGGTAGAAATAGTTATCGACGGTGAAACTAAACAGGCATCCGTCAAAGACCTTAAGCGACTCTATGGGCAGGAAGCATCTCTCACCCGAAAGTCTCAAGAAATGGCATCCCAGCGTAAGTTGGCAGATGACCAGATGCAAAAAGCCGATGCATCATTGCAAGCCATGCTTAGCCGTGCCCAGGAACGATATAAGCCGTATTCAGAAGTTGACATGTTAGTTGCTAGTAAGCAAATGACAGCCGATGATTTTACAGCTTTACGTGCCGAAGCTCGACAGGCAGAAGAAGACCTAAAGTTTCTTTCTGAAGAAGCTGACAATTTCTATGGATACGTTAAGCAGCAGCAGGGCGATTCTCTAAAGCAGCAAGCGACGGAATGCATAAAGGTTTTACAGCAGGATGTTCCTGACTGGAACAACGACCTTTATAACGATATTCGTAGTTACGCTATTTCCCAGGGATTACCAGAAGACCAGGTTAATCAATATGCAGACCCCAATGTTATTAAGTTACTTAACAAGGCCCGCATGTTCGACCAGACCAAGAAGGTAGCCACTGTGAAAAAAGCGAAGGCGGCGAAGAAGATTCTTAGGTCTAAAAAAGCACCCCCAAATAATACTGAACTCAAGAAACAGAATCAGCAGCGTAAGGTGGACCAGCTTAGGGCTAATGCTAATGACCTCGACAACATTGCAGATGTGATTATGTCTAACTGGCAGTGACGCCTAGTTTTTATCCCTCTCAATATTCCATAAGGAAATTTTAAAATGGCTACACTTGTATCCTACGCAACAACGGGTTTGGCTGAGGACGTATCTCAGACAATCGCAAATATATCTCCAACTTCTTGTCCCTTTCAGACTCTTGTAAAGAGCGAGAAAGTATCTGCTCGTACCTTTGAATGGCTTGAAGACTCGATTCGTTCAGCGGGCGTTAATGCCCTGGTAGAAGGGGCTGACGCTGCAACTACCGCCATCGCACAGCCAACTACCCGTAGCAACACCACTCAGATTATCGGTGAAGCTTTCAAGGTAGCTGCAACAGTTGACGCTGTGAAGACTCACGGTCGTGCGAAGGAAACTGCGTTAAGATTGCAAGCGTAGTATAAATCATGTGAATTCAGGGGAAGCCTAAGTCTATATAGATATGGTAATCCTGAGCCAAGCCTCGTTTCTCGAGGAAGGTGCAACGACTATCCCTTAGTGGAGTACACCCAAGTGGGTGGAAGCGCATGACACTGTTAAAAAAACAGCGATGATATAGTCTCGTCTAATGTGAAAGCATTAGCTGCCTAGAATGTGTAGGCGGCACAGGTCTAACGAGCCTGTGTGAAGAATGGCAAAACGATGCACTTGCCAAGACCCTAAAAGCCATCAAGCTCGATGTTGAAAGAGCGATGATTGGTGTTGACCAGGCGGCAGTAGTTGGTTCTGCTTCAGGAGCTCGTAAGATGGCTTCTGTATCACAGCAGATTTCAACAACTGTTGACGCAGGTTCCAACGCGACAGACGCACTGACTGAAGCTAAGCTGCTTGAGTTGCACCAGGATTGTTATGAGAACGGCAGCGACCCTACTGTTCTAATGATTAAGCCTGCTGATGCAACTATCGTAGCTAACTTTGCTACAGCGTCTAGCCGTGAGCGTGACTTTGGTTCTAGTAAGACCCTGGTCAACGCGATTGAAGTATTGGTAACTCCATTCGGAGAAATCCGCACTTTGATAAACCGTAACCAGCTGGCCACCCACGCTTTCCTCATCGACCCCTCGATGTTCAAGCAGTGTGTCCTGCGTCCGTTTACTCGCACACTTCTTAGTCGCACAGGCGATGCTGATACGCATTTCTGTGTCGGAGAAGTCAGTGTAAAACATACTAACTTTGGCGACAGCGGAATGATTACTGGTCTTTCTTGATTCAGTAGTTAGTAAGTAGTTTTGCAGGTGGGACCTGGTAAAGCAGGTTCCGCTCTCCTTACTGCCCGACCTGGGTCCCACCTGCATTTTTATCTTAAGGAGAAAACTAATGTCTGACACAGACACTTTGCACAGCGTCCAATCGAGAGTTCTCGACGATAACGATGAGCAAAACTTTAATATCCAACAAACGCAGCATATTCCACAAAGCTTCCTGGACAACATTCGCTCACAGCGCGAAGACTCACTTGGTACAAATGCCGGAGATTACATGAGTGTTGCACGAGTACCTGTGCTAGTACATGAGAAGTGGCTACGTGAAGGATTCGATATGATGAAAGAGCCTGCCTATGCCATTGTCGCTAGGTTGAAACAAGAGAGTCTGGATGCGTTTTTAACTACGCAGAAGAAGGTGTAGCGAATGGCTAAGTCAGGACTGTACAACAATATCAAAAAGAAAAGGGCACGTATTAAGGCAGGCAGTGGTGAGAAGATGCGTACACCAGGTACCAAAGGTTCCCCATCTGCAAATGCTTTCAAAAAAGCAGCTAAAACTGCAAAGAGGAAATAAAAATATGAACAAGGGTGAAATCAGAACACACTTTAAGGCCGTGTTAAATCGCAGCGACATCACTGATGCCCTTGCAGATACTTTTATCAACCAGGGTATTTCTCGAGTGCAGCGAACACTACGCTTGCCGTCTATGGAGAAGTCCCACACCTATACTTTTACTGCTGCCACCGCGCATGTCTTTCTACCCAATGACTATTTGGAAGGAATAGATTTTCACAGTGACAGCCACGCCCTGGTCAAACTACCTACGAGCGAAATGCTCGACATGCAGAAACAAGGTGCCACAGGCATGCCCCATTTCTTTACTCGTGAAGGCGGCAAAATAAACTTATACCCAGTACCTGCAGCTGGGACACTGACAGTAAATTACTACGCCCAGTTCCCTGTACTCGTGTCTGACAGCGACACTAATAACCTGGTCGCCGTTGGTTCTGACGTTGTCATTTATTCAGCACTTACATATGCAGCCGACTATTTTCTGGATGAACGAGCTCAGTTGTTCGACGGTAAGTACGCACAGTTTATGTCTGAGATACAAGGCCAGGCAGATGATGCTGAGCTATCAGGCACTCTCCAGGCAATCCGTCCAACGACAATCTATTAGGTGGAGAAATAATGGCTAACTCAAGCTTCTTTAGTTCCACGGGCCCCAGTAGCACAGAAACAGATGCTATTGAAGGTTCCGTAACAAACGCAGCAGCCTCAGCTGCAGCAGCAGCAGCATCCCAGGCTGTTGCAAGTTCAGCAGCCACCACAGCTACTGGTGCAGTTTCTGCTAATTTGGCAAGCGCCGTTGAGGCTGAAGCTTCGAGAGTTGCTGCTGTTGCCGCAAAGGTTGCTGCCGAAACTGCTGAGACAAACGCAGAGACGGCACAAGCAGCCGCGCTGACTTCAAAAAACGCAGCAGCTACCTCTGCCTCTGCCTCCGAAACTTCAAACACAGGGAGTGCCGCAAGTGCCGCAGCAGCGACAACCAAAGCCGCTGAGGCTACGACTTCAGAGACAAACTCAGCAGCGAGTGCAGCTACTTCATCGACAAAAGCAGCGGATGCTGAGACTGCAAGAGCAGCAAGTGTCGTTGCAAAAGACGCTTCTGTCGTAGCAAAAAATCAGGCAGTCACCGCCAAGGATGCGGCAGTTGTCGCAAAGACAGGTGCTGAAACTGCACTGGCTTCAATTGGCACCTCTGCAACAGATGCAGCATCATCGGCCACGGATTCAGCAAACAGCGCAGCGTCCTCAACGGCTCAAGTCACTCTGGCTGCTGACCAAGTTTCTTTAGCCACAGCACAAAAAGTCATTGCGACAACGAAGGCTTCTGAAGCCTCAACCAGTGCTTCCGATGCTGCGACTGCACAGTCTGCTGCGGTGGCCGCGAAAGATGCTGCACTAGCAGCCTTTGATTCTTTTGATGACAGGTACCTTGGACAAAAGTCCAGTGACCCCTCCCTCGATAATGATGGTGATGCGCTGGCTGCTGGAATGCTCTACTTCAACACTACGTCAGATGTGATGAAGGTTTACGAGGGAAGTTCTTTTGTAGCAGCGTATGCATCTTTGTCTGGGACTTTGGTCGCCAGCAACAACCTAAGTGATGTTGCGAGTGCTGCCAATGCCAGGAGTAATTTAGGACTTGGCTCTGCAGCCACCGCAGCATCGTCAGCATTTGCCACGGCTTCTCAAGCTGACCAGACTGTTGGCCTCACAGGTGTTGGAGCAACAACTGTCTCTGGTACTTATCCTAACTTCACGATTACTAGTACAGACACAAATACAAACACCACATACAGTGTCCAAGACGGTGAGCTTTCTCAGAACAACTTTACCGACGCTGACCACACCAAGCTCAACAATCTTGATTCGTCAGATTACGCTACTGCTGCCCAAGGCACTCTGGCTGCCAATGCTTTGCCGAAATCTGGCGGCACAGTCACAGGGGCTTTGGTTTTGAATAACACTGGCTCACTCAAGCTGCCAGTCGGAACAACAGCGCAGCGTGAGTCTTCACCAAGCAGCGGCATGTTCCGCTTCAACTCAACATCAAACACATTCGAGGCTTATTCGGCTGGTTCGTGGGGAGACTTTGGTGCTGTTGCAAACGGCAGTGTGACAACTGCATCACTCTCAACCGCACTTGCGGCCAGACTAACAGACCTCGAAGATGAAAACTTACTAAACCTAGGAGTATAGCCGCATGGCAGTACAAAACAGTAACTTCACAACATTAATAACGGCTATTGATTCCAAGGCGCAGTCTTTGGCAGCCAGTACATCAGACCCTAAAGACTTAGTGTACCTTGGCAAAACACTCGAGGCACTCAACGTCACAGCCACAGTGAGCGACATCATTAATGCCGGAGACACGAAGGTAACCGCAGTCAACACTGCTGGTACAACTCAGGTTGGTAATGTCAATACCGCAGGTACTAATCAGGTTGCTGCTGTCCAAGCCGCAGCGAGTACATATAGCTCCCATCCGCAAGGCTCCACCACAGCAGTCAACAAAACTCTGACTGCGAACGAGTTCGTGACGGTGACCGTTGCCGGTAAAACTCTGACACTACCCGCAGGAATAGCAGGTCAATCGGTTGTATATGTTGCGGTGCTTGGTTTTGTGAACACAGTTGTAGCCCCCAATGGCTCAGAAAAGATTATGGGATTGGCCCAGTCAATGACCATCGACAAAGCCAACACCACAATCACCCTCATGTATCACTCAGCCGCCCAAGGGTGGAGAGTATTTTAAATTTTAGGAGATATAAATAATGTCGAATCTAACAGATTTTTTTGGTAAATCAGCAAAGCGAGTTGCAGGTGACTCACCACATAGTCAAGCCGCTTTTGTGGTCCGGACGGGCGATGGTTCTTATACGGAATCTTTACTCTTCAGCCACGATTTACAGTGCATAAGCAGGACTAAATCAGTTAATAGCAGCGCCAATTATATGTCAGAGTTCAGCAACCAAGCTGGCGCATGGAATCACTCGACTCAGATAACCTCCCATGAAGCAGGCTATGGTGGTATCGGAGCGTCTATGAATGGGTATCTAGGCAACCACCACTTAGATGTTGGGGCTAACGGCGCTACCAATGGCAATAGTGAAAGAGC